CCGGGACCCACCTCATTGATAGCTTCGCAGCATGAGGAACTGCGTAGGCATCTTGCCGTTGTCCGACTAAGTTTTGGAACAACAACCCACCGATTCCCTTTGAAGCTGCTTGATCATCACGATCACGCTGTGTTTCGTTGATAACGAAACGCCTCTCTGTTAACCGATGGAGTTTATCATCCCATCTTAGCTTTCGTGATGCACGCGTACATCTAACGAAGAACAATCCTGGTGAGCCATCCGAAGATGACTCGTAGGACTTTATGGGAAGCAATGATTTTATCAATTGCTCCACATAACGCGCTGTTTTCCAATAGCCACGTTTGTAAAAGTGGTGTTGGAGTTGGACGGCAGAAAGGATACCTTTTAGGTCTCTTTTGTCGCATGGGAAAACCTTTCTAAGTTTCGTGTAGGTTACTGGTACGCCTTTAAAGGCATCCATACCACACGATTCTCGAAAAGGACCCTGAGTAAAACACTTACCTTCATTGACCTGCATCCCCAGTTTGTGGAAATGCCTGACAAGATGTGGATATGTTTGCTGGTGGACGATAAGATCGTCTCCAAATACATAAGAACACGTAGGCAAGTGCCAATAGCGCTCTATTGCCCTAATTAAGGCAAAGTACACTACTGCTTGAACCGGGAAGCATAGCATTGATCCCATTGGAGCGAACTTTTTAAACTTGACATAGGTTGAATCCTTGTCAGGTAGTATCGTTCCTTCTGTTCTCGTTGCAAGGAGGCAGTTCAACAATTCGGGGACATCTCCGAAAAGATGCTTAACCAAATCCAGCGAGACCCTGTCAGAGGCCTCGGATAGATCCACTGTTACCAATGGTAGGTCATCCCTAGTCGTCTTAACTACAACCTCCTGATTCACCTCCTGGGTCGTAAAGTTTACCCAGCCTCGAGTCAGGGGATGCCTTTCAAGCCAACTCATTACTGCTCGGCCTAAGCCTTGCTGAATAAATTGGTACTCAAGAGGCTCCATCGAGATAAGTCTAGGTCCACGAGAGTCTTTAGGGACGAGGCAAACCCTCGCTATCCCGTACTCTTGCTTCTCTAATAACCTATATCGTGGAATGTCGTGAAGCAGCGATTGCCTAGAGGGGACAAAATACTCATAATAGGGGTAAACCCTATGTATTCTGTCATACTTCCTCTTGAAAGCCCACTTGTCTTCATCATGTTCCCCAGTGGCAACGGCTCCAGGCCCGTGTTTTGGCAAAATGTCATATGGGTCGAACCCTTTAAACACTTCACTTATAATTCTACGAGCCTCGGACACAACGGAATCTATCTCCAATGAGGGAAGA